AGCGGCATTCAAGGTAATTATTACGACGTGACATTTGGCGGCAGCAAAGGGTTTGCTGACCTACCAACACTCCAGGTTCAAAGCGGACTGAGCGCGGCCGGAGGCAAAACAGCATCGGTCAATTTTAGCACGTTCGGAGTGCGCGATTATTTGCTCAACGCGACAAGCGCAACGGCCGATCTGGAGATCGAACTAACCGAAAGCGGCGAGCGAAATACGATCATCCTACAATCATGCACGCTCACCGAGGAACTCATCACACAAGCCAGCTTGACGTAATGGAAAGCCACACTTTCCATTCGCTTGTCGGAACGTCCGCGCCCGCAGCGGCTGTGTTGATATCGTTCTCGGAAGTTGAAGCCTGGTTGCGTATCGCTTCTCTCGTCCTCGGAATTTGCATCGGTGCGGTATCGCTGTATAAAATGACCAGAACCAAAAAACCATGAAAACACTACTCGCAAAATTGAAGGAGCCGTCCACTATTCGCGGGATCGCGATAATCGGAGCCGTTGCCGGTTTGAGCTTGGAGCCAGCAAAATGGGACGCGATCGGGGCGGCGCTTGCGTCGATAATCGGACTCATCGAAATCTTCCGAAAGGAAAAATGAGCGCCAAATCCATCGCGCTTTGGATGATTGTTCTTTCCTTCGCGTTTTTAGGAATGGCGTTCCTGACTTCATGCGCTGGATTCAATAATCCGGCGGTATGCGTTAAAACGGATTACGGTACATTTTGCTACGAATTACCAGACATCCAAGGGCTGAAAAAATGACGTTCGACGAACGATCGGAAATCCAGCTTGCAACGCTCCACCCCGAAGCTCAAAAGGCCGCACGCGCCTTCCTAGGCGTTGCAAAGGTCATCGCTGCGAAGGTCGGCTGCGACGTTAAAATCATCAGCGGCACTCGGAGCTATATGGAGCAGGAAGCTCTATACGCAAAGGGCCGCACAACTCCAGGGAAGAAGGTCACGAATGCACCAGCGGGGCATTCAAATCACAACTTCGGCATCGCCTTCGATATCGGTATTTTTCGCGGCAAAGAATATTGCGGAGAACACCCGCTCTACAACGAACTAGGCACGCTCGGCAAGAGCCTTGGCCTTGAATGGGGAGGATACTGGAAGTTCGTTGACGAGCCGCACTATCAGCTACGCCCGCATTGGGCAAAGGGCATGACCGAACGCGAAATGCTCACAATTTTACGCACTAGAGTATCGAAAAAAATAGACATCCTCGCTTGAAAAAAAAGAGACAACCGACGGTTGAATCGGAGCGTGCGGAAGCACTCGCGGAAGCGAAGCGCATCCTGTCCGAGCATTACGACTGCGGGCTAACCATCGTATCGTGGGAGCAAGGCGGGGAGACGCATCACGGGGAGTTTGTCTTCGGCAACAAATACGCTGTCGAGGGACTCGCGAGCGATTCTTTCAGTATTTTATTTCCAGACTTGGAAGAAGAAGAGGAGGAAGACGAAGCATGAAGATGACACTTGAATATGACGAAACCGAGCGATACGAGCACGAGGTTGCCTGTAAGGCGCTCGATATTTTGATCCTGGTGGATGACATAGACCAAGAACTCCGATCCGCTCTCAAGCACGAATGCGGGGAGTTTGCAAAACTCGACGTGGAAACGATGGAGGCCGTCCGCGCTTGGATTTGGCAACAACGCAGCGACCGCAATATTCCAGAACTAAAATGAAGGGATGGAAAAAATGGATGGCAGTCGGGTGCTCGCACGGGGATCAGATCGACCCAGAGGCACGAAAGGCCGTTCTCATGTTCAAAGACCGCTGGAAGCCGGACACCACCATCCATCTAGGCGACTTCCTCGATCTTGCCGCTTTCCGCTCTGGAGCTATTTCAGACCCGAACTCAAGCGACCGCGCCGCGAGCATCTCGGACGATCTTTCAGCCGGTATCGACTTCTTACACGAACTACGTCCACAGCATATTTTATATGGAAATCATGAAGCCAGACTTTACAAGCTCGCGTCGTCTCCTAACGCGCTAGCGGCGCACGCCGCTACGCTCACCATCCAAGCTATTGAAAAGACCACAAAGGAACTCAAAGCGAAATTATACCCGTATCACATTCGCAGCTACTTCGAACTCGGTGGATGCAAGTTTATCCACGGGAGCATGTTTAACGTGCAAGCCATCAGGGATCATGCGGAAGCGCTTGGGGGGTCTAGTGTAGTCATGGCGCACCTTCATCGTGTAGGGCTGGAACGCGCCCGCAATATCGAAGGAACTTCGGGGTATTGCACCGGAATGCTGGCACGTTTTGATATGGACTATGCAAGCACGCGCAGAGCCACGCTGGCTTGGTCGCAGGGCTTCGCGTATGGCTACTACAAAGACAACTCAATAAATATCAACCTATGCGAAAGACGACAAAACAACCCTTGGCTCTTGCCGCTGTAAACGAAGCCTGGGGCGCCTTCTACTCAACAACAAAAGTTGAGAGCGAGAAAGACCTAGCCAAGCAAGGATGGAAGACCATCCGCGCAATTTCAGAGGAAGCAAATATGACCGTTGCCGCGATTTCTTGCCGAGTTGAAACTGCTATCAAAAAGGGGATGCTTGAATCAAAAAAGGCAACCATACAGACAAACCAAGGCGCTCGCGAGGTGAATTTATACCGACCGATTTGAAAGAAATACACGTGCCTTTATCTTTCAAGATCTCAAAATAAAAAAGCCCGCATAGGCGCATGGGCATTGGTTGCGCTCATTTGTAAAGACTTTTCCCAAGAATTATTTTCGCACTTCGCAAAAATTTTTCTTTTCATCTTTGCGGGAATGGATGAGGGTTTGCACATCGAAAGCGAAGACCGCTGACGACAGAAACAAAAACTAAATATATGGAACCACTAACATTCTTGGCCATTTTCGGAATCTGCACTTGCTGTGCATTCATCGCCGGATACTTGCTTGGAAACATAAAAGCCACCTGCGAGCTTGAACAAACCCGCCGCTGGTGGATGAACCGCCAAACCCGCAGGGAGCGCCGGTAATGACTCCCGAAGAGCTACATGACGCGGAATGCCAATTTACCCGCGCACTTCTTTGCGGGATGATTCAGCAGACGGTTGCCGATCTGCAAAGCGAAAAGGTTTTCTTGAGCAAACAACTCAACGAAGAGCAGGAACTTGATCGCAACTCGGCAATTCACTTCATCCGATCCAAAGCATTTCAAGGCATCTGCGACGTTCTCGCCCTGCCAGCCGACAAAATCAAAACAAAGGCACTCAATCATGATATTAGCACTCGATCCAGGAACGACTCACACCGCATTCGTGCAATACGACCAGCAAAAGATTGTTGACCACGGCCACCTTCCCAATGCCGAGATCCGCCAAGTGCTCATCGGTCGCGAATACAAACGCGTTGCTTGCGAGATGATCGCCAGCTACGGAATGGCGGTAGGCTCCAGCACATTTGAAACGTGCGTCTGGATCGGGAGGTTTATCGAGGTGTCCAGAGTGGACGTGGAACTAATCTTTCGGAAAGATATCAAGCTTTTTCTATGCGGAACGATGCGGGCAAAAGACGCCAACGTGCGTCAGGCATTGCTCGATCTCATCGGGCCACAAGGAACAAAGGCTCAGCCGGGGCCAACATACGGCATCAAATCCCATTCATGGGCGGCACTCGCTGTGGCCGTTTACGCAGCAAACAACAACAAAGGAAAATAGAAAACATAAATATGAAAGTAGAACTGAAAACAATTTGGCCATTAGAAGCCAAAGAGATATTGGAAACTAAAAATGTTAATAACAGAGCACTATCCTCAATAACTGTTCAAAAATTAGCAAATGACATTAAAAACAAGTCATTCCTTTTGACTCATCAAGGAATTGCTTTCGATGAGTCTGGTAGGCTAATTGATGGGCAACACCGATTGGCCGCATGCGTGATGGCTAACTTGCCAATCACAATCCTAGTGACAGTTGGACTACCTGCATCTCAAAATATTGGAAGTGGCAGTTTAAATACTTTTGAGGTATTAGATTCTGGGAAAAATAGGAATGTTGGTCAAATGTTATTTCTATCAGGCATAAAGGATGCGAATAAAGTTGCAGCTTGTGCAAAGGCAGTTGGATTGATTTGCTGTAAATCAGATCATAATTTTGGGATTAGCATAGCTCAAACGCATAAGATTTTAAATATAATGGGGGAGAGTATTTCTACATGCGTTGAAATTGGCAAAAATGGTAGTATATTAAAAACTCCGGCATATATTACTGGGCCTTTTGCTATTTACCACAATTCATTCCCAGATAAATCAATTAAAATGCTTAACGAATTTGTTAATGTATCACAACCAGCGGATTCATTAGCACCATCAAGAGCGCTAGCTAAATTCCACCAAAATAATCCAAGTGTAGCTGGAGGACAGCAGCATATTGAAAGATATAAATTTGTTTGCTTTGCGATTCATAAATTCCATTTGGGGGAGAATATAACAAGAATGACATCATCAGATGCGTCAATGGATTGGCTTATAAAACTCGATGCAAAAACATGCAAAAAAGTCAAAAATGTAATTATATCTGATTGATATTAAAACAACAAAGGAAAACAAAAAATGAAAATACAAAAGGAAAACAACAACGCGCCCAGCGCGTAGTCATCTACGGAGTGGAGAGCGTTGGCAAAAGCACATTCGCGGCCAAGTTCCCTAGGCCGCTGTTCTTGGACATCGAGGGCGGCACTAGTCACCTGGACGTTGACCGCTGCGAGATCAGCACATGGAAACAACTCACGGACGCATTAGCCGAAGCCAAGGCGACCGATTATAAAACCATCGTTATCGACAGCGCAGACTGGGCGGAACGCCTTTGCGTAGAAGACCTGCTGGCCACCAGTAAGAAAACGAGTATCGAGGACTTCGGATTCGGTAAAGGTTGGGTTATGGTCGCAGAGCGCATGAGCCGGATGCTGTCCAGCATCGACCAACTCATCGACGCCGGCAAGAACGTGGTGATGATCGCTCATTCCAAGATCGTCCGCTTTGAAGCACCGGACGCATTGGCTGCCTACGACCGCTACGAACTGAAATTGAGCAAGCAAAGCTCGCCGCTCTTGAAAGAGTTTGCCGACGAGCTTTGGTTCCTGCGGTTTAAAACCAAGGTATCGACTACGGACAGCGGCAAGGGCAAGGGCATCGGCGGCAAAGAGCGCATCATCCTAACCACGCACAGCGCGGCCTACGACGCCAAGACGCGAAGCGGTCTTGCGGAGGAACTCCCGCTTGAATGGGCATCGGTCGCGCATCTGTTCGAAGCCGTTGCAACTAAACAGCCCGATCATATTGTTGACGCCAACGAAATGGTCGGATGGCAAGCCCGACTTGCAGAGCACGAAGGCGCTGTTAACCAGTTCCTAGTTGCTCGCGGCGTCCTTACGAGCGAGCAGACGTGGCGCGACTGCGCGCCGGAGTATCTGGAGCGCGTTGCGCTTCGCGTCGATCAGTTCGTGAATACAGCGATCGAATGGAGAAAGGCGAACTCGTGACAAATACTACCCATTATTTGCAACATCACTTATACCTTAAGGAATTGAAATAAAATGAGTAAAGAAATATCACCTAGCACGCTTCCCAAACTTGCCGAGTGCGCTCTCTTTGAGGGCGCAAGCGGCACGAGTGCGGCAGCAGAGCGCGGAACCGCTGTTGATCTTGCGATCCGAAACATAATAGCAGGGGACGAGCTTGAACCTATGTCGGATGTCGTCGGGTTTGATTTTAGTCCCATTGACTTTGGGGTCAAACAACTCAAGCGACTCGCTCGGCATTCGTTCATCGAGACGCGAGAAGAATACTTGGCTATGGCAGTTCCTGGGCTATCAAAGCTCGGCACAGCAGACGCAGTCTGTAAAGAACAGAAATGGGTCGCAGACATAAAAACGGGACAGGTGCGGGATTACAGAAATCAGTTGATGGCCTACAGTCTGGCTTGCATGGAGGATAACTTTGAAATGTCTTGGACGGCTCATGTTATCTACGTCGATCAGGCTATGATTCGTAGTTATGAGTTTACCTACGAGGAAGCCAAGCAAGGCACACAGAGAGTTATCGACCGCGCAACAAGCGCGGATGCGAAGCCGACGCCTTGCGAGTATTGCAGCTGGTGCAAGCATTACAACAACTGCAACGCCATCGTGCGGCAGGCTGAGAGTGCTATCGCTCT